CTGGTTTCTACCGAGGCGGACCTGTTTGGATCTCTCGATAGTGGAGAGGTTTTTCACCATTTAATATAGGGTCGTATTTTAATTTGAGTAGAGTTGGGCCGCAATCCCGTTCTTCGCCCGAAGGATGTTCCACGACGATGCGTAGATGGTGTCCACGATAGGGTCGGTTTCAGAGTAAATTCTGAATGAGGAAATGCGGCTACAGTTCAAGGAACCGCACGGGTTCTCGTCGCTGGTGTTGTTACAAAAGCTGTACATGAAAACATCTGGTGAGGTGACGTTTTCCGTGTGAAAGTAGTGTGCGGCTTCCATGAAGTGTGGCCGCCCATGCCTGAACCCGCCGTTGAGATCTGTGCCGTTGATGGCGATCTTGATTCTATTATTGAGTGAACGCAGTGCGGACGTGGATGCGGTGTTGCTCGACGCGATGAACTTGACCGGATGTGAGAAAGTGAGTTCTTGGACGCGTTCGTTCCCACCGATGTTTTTTTGGGTTTGGGTGATGAGCATGTTGAGTTCGTTATTGGCCAACTGTTCGCGTTCTTGATCGGACAAGTAGTAGTAATTGGAGAAACACGACCACGTGTATTGGTCGGCGTCCGGCCCCCACCGCACGTGGAGTTCGGCGTCGGAATACTTCATCGCACACAGTGGGAGCGCATTCTTCACGTTTTCATTCCACCAGAACCTGAGAGGGTAGAACATGGAGACCCCACCCCCGTGTGGGCCGTTCGAGCTTTTGCTTACGTTTCTTGCAAACATGTCCACGGCGATGCGTTCGGTGAAGTCGGAGGTCATGGTGTCAATCTTCTGTCCACCGATGACGATGGAGACTTCCTTGATGAGCCTGGTCCAGTCGTTCACCGTGACCGAGGCCCCGCCTTGTTCCACGGCGAAGTAGGTGTATCCCACCAAATCCCCGTGCCTTTCGAGAACGATCCTGGACAGCCCGTCTTCGACGGGTTTGCCGTAAATTTTTTGTTTTTCGACACACTGCGAAAACGGAGTGTGTCGCTTGTACACTGCGGAAAAAAAAGAACTATTTGGTTCGCCGCCCGAGATCCATTCGTCTTGGGCGCCCAGGGCCGTGAAAAGCTGGTACGACATGTTTTACTATAATACCTCGAGAAAATTACAAATTACCTTTTCTGCAGACAAAACGCAAAACCAAAAAGTTGTCCCCGCTGACGCTCGCGTTCTTGATGGTTTGACCTTCTTGGTCCATGATTTTCACCGTGAACCTCTCGACGCGCTTGATCGGATCGATGTATTGGGCGACAATGGGATATTCATCCTTGAACTTCACGAGGGTGTCCCCGGATGAGTGTGTCCCGGCGTCGGTGATGATTGAGGCGAAGGACGATCGCACGGCGGTGATGGACGCCTGCCCCCCGTACACGTTGGAGGCGCGATCGTTAAAATTAGAGTTGAGTTCTTCGATGGACACGTAGCAGTGTTCGGTCGCCGCGCTGGTGTGGATGTGCGCCCCGAGGAGCCTGGCCTGCACGACGTTTTTCAGCGGCTGCGTGAGGTAAGCCGTGAACGTGTTGGCGCTTGCCTGGCCGATGCTGTCCAACGTGATGGTGTGGTACTCGTAATCGAGATCAGGGATCGTGGCGTTGGCCGTGATCTGAGCCATGGTTTAAAGTAAGCTTAGATTAATTTATAACCCGCAGACTTGCGCACGAATTCTTCGGCGCCGCAGAGACCACCTGGGGTGGGCACGGAGTACGTGCTTTCACCTTCGTTGCGCGAGCCTGCGACGCACTCGGACTTCTTCGGGAGGTCGAGGATGGATCCTTCCGGGCCAGGTTCGGCCAAAGTCACCTCCTGGTATCGGCTTTTGAAGGCACCCATGGCGAAGATGAGGGCGAGCAAGATGGCGATCGCGGCGATCATGTTTCGGTTCGTCTTGTTCAGGTTAAGCATTTTATACTTTTTGTGAAGAAAAAAAAAGTGCGTTAAAGCGTAGCCCCTTAATTTCAACATAGAGAGTAGATGACCGAAATCGTAATCGACCGATCTTCAGCCAATGTGATGAAATTGAGTGCCGATGAGCAGGCGATGATGGACGAAATTGAAATCAGCACTTCGCGCCCGAAGCCTATGCCTAGGAAGCCTTCGGCACCCCCGCCTCGTGGCGAGGACTTCCACCAGGAAGAAATCGACGCCTTTATGAACCCAACGAAGCAGAGTGCGCCCAAGCCACCACCTGTGATGCCTACGAACTTCGATGACTACGACGAGCCGCCTATGGAAGATTTATATGGCGACGACGACTACGGAGACGACGACGGCGGTGCTGGTTTACCGCAGGAACAGCCTTCGCGGGGTTACACGTCCGTGGAAGAGGAGCGCCTTGACTTGTTGAACAAGCTCGAGCGCCTTTCGAAGAAGGGCCACGCCGTGAACCGCAAGCTCAACGCGTACTCCCCGATCGAGGACGTTCGCGCGGAGATCAAGCGCGTGACGTACAGCATCGAGGTCGAGCAGGGCGTTAAGTTTGCTCGAAAGGTCTTGGTTGCTTGCACCACGGGTTTGGAATTTTTGAACACACGTTTTAACCCCTTTGAGTTACAACTCGAGGGTTGGTCGAACAGTGTGCACGAAAATTTGGAAGATTACGACAGCGTGTTCGAGGAACTCATCGTGAAGTACCGTTCTTCGATGAAGGTTGCCCCGGAGCTGAAGTTGATCTTGATGCTTTCCGGTTCGGCCATGATGTATCACCTCACGAACAGCATGTTCAAGGCGGCTATCCCAGACATCGGTCAGGTGGTGAAGCAAAACCCCGACTTGGTGAAGAACATGATGGCTGCGGTGCAGAACACGGCTGCGAACAACGCCGCCCAGGCTGGTGGTGGCACGAGTGCCGACGGTTCCTACGAAATGCAGGGCCCTGGTGTGGACATCAGCACTCTCATGAATGGTATCATGATGCCTCCGATGCCGATGAACACCAGACAGGAAGAACCCGAACAGACTGCTCCCGAGGAATTCGCGGATGACGTGTCGGACATCGTGTCTGATGGAGGTGGGGACGCGGATGGTGGTGGATCAGAGGAAGTCAAGGAGGTGTCTGTTCCAGCGGCACCCAAGAAGCGGGGTCGCAAGAGAAAAGAAATTAATCTCTGAGTATTACTATAGATGCAACCTCTGGCATTGTGCCCCTTGGAGGAAGACGAACCTCCGCGCCCGGTCGCCGCCGCTACCACCGCGAGCGCCGCCTCACAGGCGCAAAAAGTCGTGGACCAACAGCCAATCACGTTGGAAGACAGTGAATGTAACTATTTAGTATTATTTTTTATCATGGGTGTCATCATCTTGGCGATCACGGACGCGATGAAAAAGTGACGTCACTTTTTGACACATGAACTACCGCCGCGAACTCCGCCTCGAACTCGACTGTCTCCTCGCCAAGGGTCAGCTCCATGGTAAGAACACGCCTTTCGGCTTCATAGCGCACCCGTCGACCACGATGCAGTGCGCTATGAAGGGGGACTTGCGTGAACTCAAGTTTTTACATAAAAGGGGGTGTCCTTGGGATGAAACCCTAACGAAGTATGCCGCCGCCACGGGTGAATTCGATAGTTTACGCTATGCTATCGAACACGGGTGTCCTTTCAATCACGAGGCCGTGACGTACGCCGCGCGTTTCGGGAAGATGAATTGCCTGCGTTACCTCGTCGAACGTGGGGGCGACGTCACGGAAGACGCTCTCACGTGCGCGCATGAGTTTTCAAAGAAGATTGGTAGCAGCGAGTGTTTCGACTACGTGATTAGTAAGTATAGGTCGCCTTTTGGGAAGTATTCGCTAAAATACGGGAAAGCCTGCCATTCTTTGCAGAAATTACCTTCACGTATATGTCGTAGTAGTATTTGTTAGTGTTTGTAGTGTTATATGGAGTTATTTCAACTTGATTAGATGTCGTGCGCACGATGGGGCTCCACGGGTTAGGGTTTGCGCCACCGAACACGTTCTTCGTGCCCACGGCGATGGGCACGCTGGACTGCACCCCATTCGAGCTCCCACCTTGGACTTCGAGGACCATGGTGCTTATGTTGTTCTCACCCCCACTCTTCGCGTCCCGTAGGATGGCCTTCACTTTAGCGTAGAAGGCGTCGTTCCCGAACTCCAACTTGATGTTTTTCCCTTGACCCACGTCCACGAAAAAAGTGGAGCTGTACCTTTTACATGCCACGTTATCTGAGTTGGTGATCATCCCCCCATTCACGTGGAGGGTGGTGCTTGGTTCGGCGATGCCGACGCCGACGGCCGTCCCTAACTCGATCCGCCCACCGAAACTAATGTTCGAAGACACCTGGAGGTCACCTTCCAAGTAGACGTTCGACCCCGACGACGGGGCGATGTGCAAGTGGCCGCTGCGATCGGCGTAAATATTCGACGTCCCGTGGGAAGTTTTGAATTCTACCACAGCATTGGCCGTGGAGTGCTGCACGCGGGCGGTGCCGTCGTACACGTGGAACTTGGTCTGAGGGTTGGACACACCCACGCCGACGTTACTATCGGCGTTGAAGTGCATGACGTCCACCGACGTGTCGTTCGACAACACCCCTAAGGTGAAGGTGTTCGCATTAGGGCTGGATCTCTTTTTCGCGCGAAGATAGCCACCGAAACCTGGGTCGTTCAGAACCCTTATGCCGGCGTACTTGTTCGCCGTGGACTCCGCGGGTGATTCCACTGTGAGCACGTCCACGTCCGTGTCTGCTTCGTCGTAAAAGTTTACCAACGTCGTGGCCGTGGTTGTTCCTACGCACACGTTCCCGTCATTCGTGAAGCGCACTTTTTCGTTGTTCCCATCTGGGCCGAAACGGAAGGATAAGTCGCTTTCTTCTTGGCAATCGAAAAAGTTTTTACCCGTGGCCGTGGAAGTGATGGTGCAGTTCGAGAAATCCATGAGTGAGCCGTACGGGATGCGAATGTCCCCGTTCACATAAAGTCGGACGTCGTTGCCAATGTCGGCTTCTTTGGATTGGTTTTCGTTCAGGAGTAATCTTCTGTTCCGCGTGATCAAAGCCGCGGGTGTGGTCTGGAAAATGGTGTCCCCACCGATTGCGGTGATGTTGTTTTCGTTATCCTTCATGCCATCGATGATGTCTTGATCAATCTCGGACGTGCTGTTGTACACCTGGAACACGTGTTGGCCAGCGATGTGCCTGATTTGATCCGGGCCATCACCGGTGGCTGCGGAATCGTTCCCTTTGAACATTAAAATTTCCGAACGCCCAGACACGTCGTACTGCCGTTCCTCGATGAAGGAGTGGACGAAGTTGTCTTGGTCGTACTGCACACCCTTGAAGGCTAAGAAGTTTCCAATCTTGACGTCCCCGTCGACGTGGAGTTTGTATGCACTTTCTGGTGTGTCTGTGTTGATCCCCACCGTTCCCAAGTTATCTATGGTGAGGCGGGTTTCCCTTTGGATGGCGGCGGCGTTTGAGGAAATTTTAAATTTTTGTGTCTCCCCCTCGACACCCACGGCCCACCCATCGTACTGGCCTGTGGTGACTTTGTACGACGAAAAGGCATTTCCACCGGCGTCATTCACCTCGCAACACACGATGGCGTCTTGGTTCGCTGCGTCGTTAGAGTTGTACACCCACACCCCGTTATTCCTTGGATTGGCTCCACCCGAGGTCCACACTGTGAGCTTGGCCGCGTCATCCGTGGCTGCTCCGAGGTGTGTGCCGATCCCGACCTTACCGTCGCTTCGCACGGTCATGACTTGCTGCGCGACCGCGTAGTCGTTCTCAGCGAGGTTGAAGTCCAATCTCGTCTTGGAAGTCCCCGAGGAGATGGCGTACTTCCCCAACGCGAGTGTCGCCCTCGCGCCCTGTGTGGACTGCCCAACTGTGCCTTGGCGACACAGGTTCAAAACACCTCGAATGTCGCTCGTGGACTGTACAGGGATTTGGTGGGTCACCGTCATCGCCGCAAGTTCGTGATTGTAGTTGTTGTTCGCCGTGACCTGCTGGTTCACGAAGACGTTCCCGTACACTTGAAGACCCACGGGTTCGGGTGTGGCCGTGTTGATCCCAACCTTGTTACTTTCCAAAATGCTCAACTTTGTGTTCCCGACTGAGCTACCCGAGGTGACGTTGAAATTCATGCCTTTGTTCGCGGCAACGCGGCTCTGGATGAAGCCTTGGCCCACCACTGGGTCCATGTACATCCGGGTCCCCGTCTGGGACGTGCCCCAGACGTTACCGAAGGCTAAGGTGTTCGAGCCAGTCACGAGGGCGCCCCCACCTACGGTGAGTGTGGCGTACGGACTCACATTCCCAATCCCCCACCGCCCTTGGCTATCGATCACCCCTCTCTGGGTATTTTTCGTGGTGAACTTCACAAACTGTGTAGCCTCGCTCGTGGCCCCGGCGGACACTTCGATGGAGCTCACGTTGGCCGTCACCGCACCTGATTTCAATAAAAGTGAGTTGAAGGTGTTATCGGTTCCGTAGTCGTCGGCGTGCACCACGATCTTCCCCGTGGATTTAATGAATTTCTCAGAGTTGGCGTCCACCGTGCGTGGGCCACCGAGGCGAATGTTCCCATCCACGTGGAGCGCCTCCTGCGGGGCTGCCGTTTTCACCCCGATGTTACTCTGTCCGATGAAGTAATCACTCACCGTGCGCCCGTGGACGACGAAGGCGTTATCGCCTGTGTCGTGCGCGTGAATGTTCGAGCCGATGCACAATGTGTGGATGGGGTTGGTGTTGGCGATCCCCACACGTTCGGTGGCGAACAACACGTTGAAGGCGGCGTTCCCTGTGACTTGGAACACGTTACTTGCCTGATCGTCCACCACGACGTTGCTACCGAGCTGCAACCTGTGGCCGAGTTTGATATTTTCTATATATGTATTTCCAGACACGTGGAGCACATTCGAGCCGGTGTCTTCCACGTACAGGTTGGCCCCGACGTCCAAGTCGTGAATGGGGTTCAAGTTGGACGCGCCAATCCCATTGGACGTGTAGAGTTTTCCCTGGACGTGCACGTTGACGTCTTCATTCAGGATTGTGATGTTATCGTCGGCCGGGCCGGAATCGGTGCGCCCCATCCTGATTTCTTCGTCGTTGGGCATGTACCCGATGAACACGTTGGATGGATCTTGGTGGAACACGATGGATGTGTCGAAGGTGCCGTCATTCCCGTCGCCGACGATGATGATGGCGTTGGACACGGACAAGTT